GCGCCGCCCTACGGGACCGGCAGCCGCCCGCTGATCGTCTCGACCCCCGCGGAACCGCGGGGGGTCGCCGCCGACCTCTATCACCGACGATCCGCACGCAACGGTATCGCGGGCTTCGATGACAACGACATCTCGCCCGCGCCCGTGCGGATCAACCGTGATCCGATGGTAGCCGCCCGGCCTATCCTTCGGCCCTATCTCGGGGTGGCGATCGCATGAGAACCCGCGTCGCCGCCGACTACATCGCGGCCCTGATGACCGAGGCCCTGCAGGGCCTCGCCGTCGTGGTCCGCGACCCCGAAGAAGCAACCGGGCACATCCTCGCCGGTACCCCCACCGTCGTGATCGCCCCGCCGTCGATCGCCGACGACGAAGCCGCCGCCTACAAGCTGCGCTTCGAAACCCCGATCATTGGTGCACCGGTCAACGACCGCGACGCCGCATGGGACGCAATCGACGAAATCATGACGAGGCTTCGGCCTCTCGTTGAATTCTCACACGCACAGCCAATCCAGTGGGCGGGCGCGCAGACCGCGTCCGCGCCCGCCTATGTTCTCACCCACACCCTCACAGTTCTCACAGAAAGCGAATGACCATGCCTGAACCCGCTAAGACCCTCAAGGTCGCGCAGACCCTCGGCCCCGGTAGCCTCAAGTTCGGCAAGACCGGCTCAGAAATCGAGTTCGCCGCCCACACCACAAAGACCGAGTATGACCCTGGCTATTCCAACGCGGATAGCACGCCGATGCTCGACGGCTCGACCTTCCAGCCCGAAGGCGAATGGAAGGGCAAGCTCACGGGTACATTCTTCCAGTCACTCACGATGGCAGGACTCGAAGCATGGACCCACACCCACGCGGGCGAAACCATTGACTTCACGTTCACGCCCAAGACGGGCCAGGGGAATATCAAGCTCAAGGGACAGTGCGTGATCTCCCCCGTCAAGATCGGCGGCGACGCCGGTAAGACCAATACGACCGACTTCGATTTTTCGGTGCTCGGGCGTCCGACGATGGAAACCGCGCAGTAACCCATGAGCAAGGGGATTCAGAAATTCACGCCCGTGAGCCTTGACGGGGTTCAAGAAATGCGCCTCGCGATGGTAGCGGCGGGCGATGATCTGCAGGACTTCGTAGACACACACCGGCGCGTCGCCGAAATCGTGACCGAAGAAGTCTGGAAGAAAATCCCCATTGACTCGGGCGATCTGCAAGCGTCGATTAGGCCGGGCGCAACCGCGACGAGTGCGACCGTCCGCGCGGGTAACCGCCTCGTTCCCTACGCATGTTGCGTCCATTGGGGAAGGCAGGAATGGCCGTCAAAAACAGCCGTTCCGAAGCCCCCGCGCAAGCGACATCATAACTTCGTGTACCCCCGGTACTACATCACGAAGCCCGCCGCCGGGACTGAACCGGTCTGGGTCAAAGAGTACCAAAAGCGAGTCAGCAAAATTGTTGACAAGACCATGGAAGAAGCACACCCAAAATGAAAAAGTTTACCTTCGATCTCGAAATGGCAGACGGCACGATTCACAAGGGCGCGCGCATCTACGCCGCCGATCGCCTCAAGGCAGTGAAGATCGCCCGCACGAACGAAATTCCCTGGGAGGACGGCCCCGAAGCGCACGCCCTGCTCATCTTCGCCGCCGTGCGACGCCTCGGACTCACCACCGCCGACAACTTCGATGACTGGATGAGCGAAGTTGTTGACTTCGCCCTCGGAGCGACCGACGACGAGGACCCTACGACGCCGACGGCCTAACGCGCGCCGTCGTCGCACTCGCGATCCGATCCGGGATACCCGTCGAAACCTGGCTCGACGGGGACCCCGCACACCTTGACATAGCTCTCGACCTGCTCGAAAGGGAATACACCAATGGGTAAAAGCGCCGTTCTCTCGGTGAAGATTATCAGTGACCCCAAGGGCGCGGTGGAAGGTTTCAAGACAACCTCTGACGAAGCCGAAGGACTGGGAGCGAAACTCAAGTCCATTAGCCCCGGCGCTCTCGCGATCGGCGGCGCGATCGCGACCGGCGCGATCGCCGTCGGGAAAGAGCTATATAACCTTGGCGCGCGCTTCGATGAAGTGAAAGACACTATCCGCGTGGGCACCGGCGCGACCGGTGACGCCCTGCAGGGCCTCGTTGACACCGCGCACAACGTTGCGACGACGATCCCGGTCGATTTTGAGAAGGCCGGGACCGCCGTCGCCGACGTGAACACAAGGCTCGGTCTGACCGGTCCGACGCTCGAAAAGGTCGCCTCTCAGTATCTCGAAGCCGGGCGCATCCTCGGTACAGAAATCGACATTGCCGGGACATCCGCCGCCTTCAGCGCCTTCGGCATTCAAGGCGAGGCCGTTTCGGGCGCTCTGGACGAGCTATTTCAAGTTTCCCAGGCGACCGGCGTCGGCATGAACGAATTGGCGGGCGGCGCGCAGAAAAACGCCGAAGCCATGCAGTCACTCGGCTTCGGATTTGAGGACACCGTGCGCCTAATCGGCACGCTCGACAAGGCCGGTGTAGATTCAAACGCCACGCTCGCATCAATGCAGCGCGGCCTAACCGGCCTTGCTTCTGAAGGCGAGTCCGCACAAGACGCATTCAAACGCGTTACCGGCGAAATCACTGGCTACATTAACGCAGGTGACGAAGCCGCCGCCCTGAACAAGGCTAAGGACATCTTCGGAGCCGAAGCAGCCGCGCAAATGATCGGCGCGATCAAATCCGGCGCGCTCTCGATGGACGACCTTACAGCCGCGACGGGGCAGACGAGCGATAGCATCCTAGATGTCGCGCGCGACACTATGAGCGCCTCGGAGAAATGGGAGATCCTCAAAAACAAGGGACTCGAAGCATTAGAGCCGCTCGCCTCGGGCGTGTTCGACTTCGCAAGCGATGCCCTCGGGGCAGTGCTCGACTGGGTAGATAATGCCGATTTTTCAGCGATCACCGGCCTATTTGAGTCTTTCGGCCCATGGATTGACGCGATCAAAGAAACATTCTCCAGCTTTGATACGTCAAACATGAGCGCCGCGTTTTCCGGTCTGCAGCCGGTCATTGATTCAATTGTGAGTGCACTCGCCGACATTACGCCGAAGATCCTTGACACCGCGCAAGCCATTCAAGGCGCGCTAGGTCCGATCATCGAATGGCTCGCCCCCATCGTCATGGGCGCAATCGGCACGATCGTTGACGTCGTGAACGGGTTGCTCACGGTCATTCAGGGCGCGGTCATGGTCATTCAGGGAATCTTCACAGGCGACTGGCAGATGATCTGGGACGGCGTGAAAATGATCGTTGACGGCGCGATTAACGCCGTCGTGAGCCTCGTTACCGGCCTCTATGAGAACTTCAAGGCACAGATCAACGCGATCGGTACCACTCTAACAAGCCTCTGGCAATCCGCATGGGACACCGTGACCGGATATCTGTCATCCGCTATCAGCTCGATCGGCTCGACGGTCGCCGGTATTCCCGGTCGCATCACGAGCGCTCTCGGAAACCTCGGGTCCATGCTCTACCAGGCTGGTTCCGACGTGATTCAGGGATTTATTAACGGCATCATCGCGAAGGCCGGTAGCCTCGCCTCATCGATCCTCTCGACCGTCAAGGGCGGTGTAGACGGCGTTCTGCACTACCTGGGAATCAAATCGCCTTCGCGCCTATTCCGCAAGATCGGCATACACACGGGTGAAGGTCTGATCCTCGGTATCAACGACAAGGCGGACGCCGTCGCCGACGCGTGGGCGGGAATGATGACCGTTCCTGACGCGCCGCGCGTGCACGTGCCCGCGCCGTCGCTTAACGCCGCGCCCGCCCACGGCGGCGGCGGAAACACCTACCAGATCACGATTAACGGCGTACTTGACGGCGCGGACGCCGCCCGCCGAATCCGTAATCTCCTCGCACAGTACGACCGGATGACCGGCGTCGCGCAGATCGGAGCACGCGCATGACCATGACCCCGTTCGCCGTGCGTATCAACGTCGCCGGGCGCGACCTCGCATCGAGCGCGAACGACCTTCGCGCGGGCATACCCGCCGTTATCGACGGCTTGTCCTTCCAGTGGGGACGCGAAACGCGCCTTGACCAGCCCGCGCCGGGATCGCTCACGGCCACGCTGCTTGTCCCTTCCGAAGCCGCCGCCGACGCTCTCGCGCATCTCGACCCCGGCGCGCGTGTCATCGCGTACACGTCCTACGCCGATAACGCCGAAGCGGCGGGATTCGATGAATACCATGACCCGCAGTTCTGGCAATCGCTCATGCCCGGTAACACCGCCCTCGTCTCACCCGGCCCAATGGCCGAAGTCGCCGCCCTCGGTGACCAGTGGGGCGGGCTTGGTCGATACGATCCGTCTGAGGCGTTCCCGGTTCGATTCGAATATCGCGTTACGCGTGCCTTCGCGCCCGCGACAATGGTCGCGCGACCCGTCTACTTCCGAACGATCCGCGACCCCCACCCCTCCTATGGACCGTGGACACCTATCCCGACGACCGTCGGGCAGCGCCACGCGATCGGGCCGAACGAATCGACGCGAATCCAGCTCGATCCCACATACTCGGGGTGCTTTATCGGCTTTGAACTGCAGTGCGTGCAAGCGGGCAGTTCACGCCTTCAGGACCACGCGAACCGCCTCGCAGACCACACGGAGCCACTGCACAACACCGAAGGCATATCTATTGAGAGCGCGATCATCTACACGCCGCGCAGCTCGCGACGCGAGTTCACAATCTTTAGCGGGCGCGTCATGTCAGCCCCGATCACATGGGACACGGCGCGCGGCCTTGCAAAAATCACCATGACGGCGAATGAATGGACCGTTGCGGTGAAAAATACGACCGTTGGCGAAACGCCCTGGCCGCCTGAAACGGTGTTCGCGCGACTGTCACGCATTACCCAGGCGGTCGGTATCCGCCGCTTCGTAAGTACCGGGATCGCCGTTGAAACGGTCGCCGCCGCCCGCGACGTGGACGCGCGCCCCGCGCTCGACCTCATTCACGAATACGCGACCGCGCGCGGCACGGTGGCTTGGCCGTCATATAACGACACGTTTGGCGAGTTCTTCCAGTTCGAAGCGGAAGATTCACGCCTTGGTCTCCTGCGCCTGAACTACGAAGCGAATGGGACCGCGTTTATCTCGGTGAAGCAAGGCGAGCGCGGCCCGTGGAAGGCGATCGCGCTCGACGCGTCCGCGATCCGCGCCGACGGGATCACCGTCGATCGCGACGTGGCAACCCTCGCAACGACCGTCCGCGTCGCCTGTAAAAAGGTTCGTCCGCCGCAAGAAGACGGCCCCACGATCGATAGCCCCGAGGCGTACGAAGATCACGAAGTGGCCGTCTCGGACGATGGCCGGTTCGCGACGTTCGGCGCTCACGAGGTTCAAGTTAGCGCGGGCATCCTCGATAAATCGGATACTGTCGTCAACCTGTTCCGCAACGGCGGGCAGACCCCCGAAGATCTCGCGAGGCTAATCCTTACGAGGTCCGCGCCGGGCCAGTGGAAGATCACCGGGATGACCGTTGACACGCGCGCAGCGTCGGTTTCGAGCAGCGACCTAACGCGTCTGCTCGAAATCTCGAAGCGCCCCGGCCTTCCGATCCTGCTCACCTCGCTTCCCGAGTGGATGCCCGGCGCGCCCTCGATCCCGGTTTACCTCGAAGGATCGCGCGCAACGTACGAGCGCAACCATTGGGCAATCGACCTGACGATTACTCACGCGTCCGCACAAGCCGGGGCCGTCACACTCGCGCAGACCGCCCCCCATATCCTGACCGACTTCCGAAACCTCACGCTCGCCGATATGGCGACCGCGTACGCATAGAAAGGACACCGCCCATGAGCGGAAAGACCGCCCGGCACAAGATCGAATATCCCGTCCCCTCTGACAAGGTGGTCGATGTCGCCGCGATCAATCAGCGCGCCGCGACCACGATCGACACCCTATTGACCGCATTGTCCGACCGTATCCAAACGGGCACGCTCGCGTTGAATCCGCTTCAGCCCGGCGAACAGACGAACACCTATCAAGTTGTTTTCTCGCGCCCGTTCACGACCCGTCCCGTCGTGGTCGCGCAGTCTGAGAATCAAAGACATAACGTCGCGATCTGGAATGTCAGCTCAACCGGCTTTAGTTGGATGGTTCTAAACAACACGTCTGGCACGTCCGCATCCGCGTCTGTGATGTGGGTCGCGATCGGCGCATAAGGGGACGACCAGAGATGACACCTGCACAGATCTTCGCGGCGCGCCTCTACTGGATGTGCGCCGAAGCGGACGGCGGCTATTCTCAGCCGAATCGCCTAGACGTTGCCCGCACGCGCGGCATCGACGGCGGATACTTCACGTTCGAATGTGACTGCTCTAGTCTCGTTCTCGAAGCGGCGCGGCAAGCCGGCTACGCGACGGGCCTCGCGTCCTACACCGGCGATATGCGCGCGCAGCTCGAAGCCGTCGGATGGACCGTGATCCCGATCGGCGGCGGCTTCGATCCGTCCGCGCTCTACACGGGTGACGTTCTCCTATCGGAGCGCGACAGCGGCGGCGGTGGTCACACCGCCGCCTATACCGGTGACGGTCGGGGAG